TGCGGCTACGGGATTCGTCACGATACCGCTTAACGATTTTATCGGCTCTGCCTTCCCATTCTTTAAATGTACGCTCGTACTGGGCAATGCAGTTATACCAATCTTCGTATGTATGATCCATGTTAATCCTTAGGTAAAGTTACCCATTGCTATAACTTCAGCACCTGCGCCAGTAGTTACTTTCCAAGCACCATTTTTAGAAAAAGTATTTATTTCAATGGAATAAACGCCAATTGCAGTATTGGCTGCTACTAATACATGGGATGTAGTATTGTCTAACAGGCTTACAGTAGAAGTAGCTGTAGCGGATACAGTAATAACTAAACGGTGTAAATAATCGCCAGTTGCGCCAGTTGTGCCTAATACTTGGGCTGTTTGTGAAGCTGCTACATGCTCGTAGGGTAATGCAAAGGTTGCGGCTGCTGTTGTCATTTAAATTCTCCTGTTGGTTACTTTGGGGGTTTCTTTCCACATTTCGTTCAAAGTTACATCCGTTTGCCCGACATGAAGTCCTTTAATCCTTGTATCTTTGAGGATAGGGCTTTCTTCATCCTTCCAAACAAGGCTGAGATAGCGCATAGCGTCACTCGAATGGCTTGTCCAATCGTGTTTTGGGCGATCCCTAAATACTTTCTTATCATCATCCCATTCCCTTTGATATTGACGCAAACATTCTATTAATTCTTCACACTTATTATCAAACCAAGTGCGAGTTAATGCAAGTCGTGTTGCCTGTATTCCATCCTGAATTGACAGATTTGGTACGATTTTTAGATGTTTTATGTCAATTTTTGCAGAAATCTGCTCGATTATGCTCTTTCCACCGCTTGCCAAGGTTTTAGCCCTAGCGTCATGTGGCAGGTAATGAGTGCCATATTTGTACCCAAACTCATCCTCTTTTTGGGCAAGTAAACCTGTGTAGTAGGAGATAGGTTGACCGTTGCTAGAGTGATGATCTAGCACCCGTATCTCACCATATACGCATTGCCACCAAATAATAGCCGTGGAATCGTTGTAGCCCAAATCCCATACCGTATTGCAGGGGAACATGGGGTCATAGTCCACCGTGGTAATACGCTCTAGGTCGGTGATCCTACGCATCTCCTGCCCGTAGAATGCGCCAATAATGGCTGCCTCGAATGAGCAAAGGAACTCAGCCTCGTACTGATTGCTAGACATCATGCGCTGGGCATCTTCTAGTTCAGCTTGTGGCAATAAGCCTGACTGATCTGCCCTAAGTGTCTTGGAATACCAATCGGGATTGTTTTGAGCACCTTTGTATATGTCATAGAACCCGTTATGCCCACGGGGAGTTCCTATAAATACGGCATAACCGTTTCTGTCTGCAAGGGCTGGTCTTATGATCTCACCCCATACACGGGGTTTCATGTCAGCAAATTCGTCAAGTACTATCCCATCTATATAATTTCCACGAAGGGAGTCAGGCGAATCAGCCCCAAATAGGCGAATCTTAGCCCCGTTGTGCAGTTGTACCCATAATTCGGATTGATTGACTTTTTCTAATGCAGGTGCAGCAAAGCGTAATAAATAGTCCCAAGCTACTGATTTGGCCTGTGAGTATAGTGGGCAAAGGTAAAAGTACCTGCCATCAGGCTTGCGTTCTTTGATTGCCCGTTTAATTAGGTCATTAATGCTGGCTACGGTCTTTCCTGCCCTGCGGTGACAGACTAGTACCGCCCAGCGTTGTTTACGCTTGTGGAAGTCTTTAAACGCATCCCTAACCTTGTATTCAAACTCATGTACTACTACTTCACTCATCTTGCCATTTGTAGATGTGGGTTATAGGTGCAGTAGCATCACCAGCGTGTTCTGTCCTAGCCAGCTTGGGTACATGGTACTCAGCGACTTGCATGAAGCAATCAAACGCTACCTTTGGCCCTAGTTTCTCGTTCATAGCGATCTCATCAAGCCATTGTTGTAACTTATGGCTGTTACCATCCACGAACTTAGCGATAGCCTCTCTAGCGAGGGCTGTTGACTTATTAGGGCTACCTTTAGGTCTACCCTTTGGATTATTTGTTTGTTCTTTAATGCTCATACCTTACCCAAGTAGTTGATTAAGATAAGTTAATTCTACTACTATTTAACTTCTTTATCCAAGTCTTTAAGTTTGTTAGATAGCATCTTTCTACGGGCAATGCGTTCAGCTTGTTGCTTTTCTAGCGTAGATTGATGTTCAGGGCGTAGCATTGCATCTTCTTTCTTGTACTTGCGGCTCATGTGTTCCATTACATATCCTTTATTTATTTGGGAAATTAGGTGGTAATGAAAAATAGCGGTCACCAAACTTCATTACTTGGTAGCCCCTGTCCTGCTCACCCTGTACACCCATCTGAAATGTAGGGTGTGCTGCACCTTTTAGCATCATGTAAGAGTTTTCGGGCAGGTTGTAATCCATACGATATTGCATAGGCGTTGGGGCTACTGAACCATAATGGCCTTTGTTTTCACCGCCTTCTTGCTGTGGTTGCATCCCTGCGGCATGGGCGGTATCGTAATCATATTCAGCACTATTCGGGTCAAATTGACGCAATATAGCGGCTAACTTTTGATTAACCATTACATATCCTTCATCTTTTCACGGATCATATCTTTACGGGTGGGTTTAGCAGTCTTAGCAGACTCAATAAAGTCTTGCTTACTGGGAGCAGCTTTACTGCCCACCTTGTTCATTTTCTCGCCCGATCCTGCCTTAATGCGTTCCCGCTTGGCGTGGATATTTGCGTATAGTCCTTGTTTAGCCACAGTTCCATCTCCTCATGCTTGCTTTTGCTCGTTCAGCGTTCTTGCTGTTTTTTACCACCCCGCCCATTCTTGCACAAAAACTAGCTTTTCTGCCTTTGTCGGCATCGGTCTTAGGGTTTGGGGCGGGGGCTTTTAAATTAGCGTTGTTTTTACGGTTGTAGGCTTCACGACCTTTAGCGGTCATACCAGCCCCTTGGTCTGTAGGCAGATAGTTCTTATCCTTACCTGTAGTGGTCTTGGGGATAGGCTTATCGTGCTTTTCTACTGCGGCACGGATGTCATCCCTACGACTCATGCTTTTTCTTCAATATATTTAGCGTAAGCATCTTCTAACTTGGCTTTGCGGTCACCTTTGGCGTTCTCACGCTCAACGCTGAGTGCTATGGCTACGGCTTGTTTCTTAGGTTTGCCAGCTTTCATCTCGGCTTTAATGTTCTTGCCGACTGCTTCTTTACTGCCTGATTTAACGAGTGGCATATATATCCCTATTTCAAGAACTTTAGTTTGTATGCGGTAGTGTTGATAAGGTCTGCGATTTCATCAATGATATTTTGTAATTCGCTGTCTTGGGGTAAGTCTTGGCGGGCTTCTGCCACAAACTTTTGCAAGGATTCCATGTAGCGGATTGGGTCTTTTGGTTGGTGATATGCGCTAGGAAAAGCGGTAAATTTGCCGTATTTGCCCATGTAGGATTCAGCAAATGTATCTGTTAAGCCCACGATGCCGTCATAATATTCAGCAAGTGCGCTGTGCTTTGAAAAGCTGTCGGTAGACCAATGAAAGAAGTGCGTATTGGTCGCAGAATGTAGTAGTGTAGCTACAAATAATGCACAGTTTTCCATACGAATCCTTATGTTATTGGTGTATTTTCCCCTATTTTTTCAATTATTACCATACATCCACCACCTTTTTTTATTGCGCCACGCTGTACCATCAAGGTGTCGATCTGTTCATCGTTATCAAATACACCAGCATCGGCTAGGGCATCCCAAAGGGCTTTAATTCTATTATCAATATCTTGCTTGCGTCTGTCTTTAGGGTACAGGGTGACTTGCATCTCTAAGCGGGCATTACCTAGCTTGGGTACTTTGTACTCCACCACATAGTCGCTGACTTGGGCTTTAAACTCCTTGCCTGCCTTGCTTACGAATCGCCTGTGTCCATGACTCCCCCAGTAATGATTGACGGAAGGGGGAAGGGGTAGGGTTAGTATCAACATTAAGGGAGTTTAACAAGTCCACGGTGTCTTGGGTCATTTGTTCAAAACTTGGTATGTAAAACCCCTGACTCGAATAACTGGGCAATCGTTTTTCGGTGCGCTTCTTCCCACCGTTCCACTCTCTCTGCTTTGCTGAGTGTTGCACCTTGGTCGATTTCTGTGTGACAGGTAAAACACAATGCGGCAATTCTATAATCGTGTGCTTTGAGTCCACGGCCTTTACCATCCCTTAGTTGATTTGAGTGTGCGGCAACTACTGTGCCGTCATTAGCCCCACAATGTTGGCAGGGCAAGTATCTGACTATTTCTAGTAAATGTTTATTCCGATAGATTGGCATGATCTACGCTGTGTTGTTCTAGCTTTACAGCGGATTCAGCAATGTCTACCGCAATCTCCATCATCTGTATGGAATTATTGACTTTAAGGGCATCGTCATACATACGGATTAGTTTTCTTAATACGGCAAACTCGTCACATATAGCAATCATTTTAATATCCTATCTTGGTTACGGTTAGATACTTCTAATGTCTGCCATGTGGCATGGCGTAGTCTTGCTGCTTCTAATTCCCACTTTAGCTTCTCAGCGTTCTCGGTCGCCACCCCAATAGCCTTGCATAAGTCTTGGTATTCTTGACAGGCGTAGGCTTCCCGTTCCTGCGCCCCAATGGTTTGCTCACCTGACTTCTGCATCATTATGGCTTTTAGCGAACTCTTAAAGCACTCCAGCTGGGCTAGTTCACCCTTGGCAGATGCGTACTTACCAGCGTTCTCAAGGATAAAGTCTATACATTTATTCGGGTCTATTTCTCGCATACAGTTCCTTTATTCGTTTTTTTACATCCGCTTCTGTGTCTTTATTTCGTTCAATTAATTCTTTGACCATATCCCAGTTCCTATAACGCTGGGCTATGGCTATGTAGGATTGGGCCAAATACTCAATTCTGTCTTTATAACTGCTCATCTAATTGCTTAATCTTTTGGCTAATCCTAGCCCGCCATGCTTGCCAAGTTTCTCCACCGTAAGCTGGGCAACCTACCTCTTGGGCTTTACGGGTGGTCAATTCCTCAGTCGAGTACCACGGTAGTTCAGGCTTTTTATTGGGTTCTAGGTCAATTTCGTCAGTCCACCGTTCAGCGTTTAAAAACGAGGCGGGGTACGGGATAAAATCTTTAGCCGTTTCTTTAATCTTCCAATATTTAAGGTAGTTTGGCAGGGCTTCTAGGCATTCTTTTTGCTGTATGGGGGTTAGCCTGTTCCATGCCCGTTCAGCGTCTTTACGAGCCATTTTGCGGGGATAGAGGGAGTAGAAGTCTTGGAAGGTCATAGTGCGTCAAAGTTGTAGAACCACTCGTCTTTAGCACTCCACTTGGCGTGATTCTCTACGCTGTAGACTTCTGTGGGTATTTTAAAGTCGGGGGTTTTTAATACAGCAGGTACAAGAGAAACATCGTACCAAAGGCAACGGTTATTGGGCTGGCAAGCAAACTGCCCGTTATCCAGCTTAATAAAGTTGTACGACTTATGCTCCTCGACCCCCTCACTAAAGCTGGTATCTAGGCGGTTAGCTTCAGGACTGGCAAAGTCAATCGTAAAAAGATAGTTGCCAAAATGAAACTGTTTGTCTTTACCAAAGAACTTAACCTTCAGACCCCGTAAATTTGACTTCTCAATCACCGCCATATCGTAAGACAGGCAGTCCCATATCTGTAGGTGGTCTAAGGGTAGAGGGGTTTCTACGGGCTTCCACACATAAGCATGGATCGGTAGCTTGTCGTAAAGCGCACCATACTCAGTCAACATGGACTCAATACGGAAGGCTTGACCCTTGATGGCCTTGGCGGTCATCCATACACAGGGTTCTAGTTCTCCCTGTCCTTGCTCGTGATTATAAAGAAACTCCCTGCGTACAAAGCATTTAACTGGGGGTATGTTGGCTACGAGAAAAGTCATTTATCCATCCAGTAGTAGAAAAAAGCGGCACTTATCATGACTGCAATAGAAATAATAAATGTTGCTAATAAGAAAACGGTCATTATTGTTTCGATCATAAAAAGTAACCCCCGTTGGTGTTGAGGTTTAATTTGTAGATTAAAAACAGTATTTAGGATTAACGCCAGCTTCTTTTTTGCATTGATTCCAAGTAGCGTTGGCTCTAAAGTTAGCAATATTCCAAACCTTTTTCCAATCGGTAATATTTTCATCGGCACAAAAGTCTTTTACGGCCTGCTTTTCATTGCCGCAAAAATCCCGTGTATTAATAATTAAATCTACTGCCTGTTGGATAATTTGGTTGCTTATGTATGTCATTTTGTTGCTCCTTTTTCTATCTCACTCGGTATTGAGTACATCTAGTTTATTAAGTTATCTTAACTATATCAAGAACTATTTATTAGGTATATACCCTTAGTGTTGTTTTTTCCCAATATTCAGCTAAACCGCCTGTATTGTAGGCAAGTCCAAATACCTCAGTCATTTCCACGGGTCTTGCTTGTAGAAAGGCTAGGTGGTCATTTACCGCTTTTAGGATTTCGGGCTGTGGTGGTTCATCTACCCAAACCCATTTGCCAGCTTGTTTTTTAAGCATCATTTCTCCATAGAACGACCAACCACCGAGGTGGGTTTTTTCTAGTGATGTATGCCGTTGCAAGGCTGTCCAAGTCGGCTAGAACCGATTACTTGGGGGTATCGCAGGTGTCGACCCTCGCTCTTGTTCATTCTCAAACAAGCCTCTACCCCATCTAGCTTTTTTATCCACACTCGCTTTTCGTGCGGCCGTGACTTATGCAAAGAAAAACCCCAATAGTCTTAGGTGGGGTATGTCCCTTGGCATGGGCAACTACAGACAATTCCATGTAGCGGTTTCTCGCTAACTGTCTATAACTACACATACCCCGCCTAAAATTACTGGGGTTGTTACGCCACATGGATGTCTAAGATGCCAATCTCGACATACCCATTATACACCAAGTCTTTCAAAATTAAAATCCCCGTGAAAGCCAAATGTTTTAATGTTTGACAATTCCCATTCAAAACTAAAATAACGGGCTAATTCTTCAGGGGCAAACTTAATACCTTGATTTTCAAGATACACCCTGTTTAAGTGGCAAATTTGGTCATCTTCGTTTTGATCTGTATATACAAATTGAGGGCTGGCGGTTAACTCACAAAGCCGCTTTGAGCGTAGGCTAAAGCCACCATTGCCTACCCGTCTACCCCTAGGATGCCAATGCCATATTGCCCCAATGTAGTCATAATCTAAAAATTGGTTATTCCAAGCGTTAGGGTTAATAATGTACCCATCCCATTGCACTATTAAAACAAAGTCCGTCTTAATGTGTTTATGCAATTCTTGAAGGATAAATTTGCTATACGCTTGACGGCTATTGATTTGGGGGTCAGTTATAAACAATTCACCGCCAAAATTAAAGTATTCCTTGCATTTGTCTACAGCTTTTTTAGCTTTATCAGGCTGTGCCGAATCAATACAGCATAGGGTAATGTTATTCAATCTCAGGCCAAATTAATTTATATGTTTCAGGAAATAGGGTTTTTCTGCTAACTAACCCGTGGCTTTGTTGCTCAAGGGTTGCGGCTAAGATCACCAGCTTATCGTAGGGTATGTCCCCGTTTTGCCACATAGATACGGCAGGAACGCTGATATTTAGCAACTTAGCAACCTTGGTAGGGCCACCTAAAAGTTTAATAATAGCGATTGAATTTAATGGCATAAGGCATCTTAACATATTTCTTGCATTGTTTGTTAAGTTAAGTTAATATGGTGGTACAGCATATGCTGTGTTAATAGGAGAACTCAAATGAGTGAAATAGAATCGCAAACCAATGATTTACTACAGCTTCAAGGTGAACTTGAACGCATCTTTATTGTGCTAGAAGGTGGCACAGACTTATCTAAAGAACAAATTGACTTACTGCGCTATGGCTGTGGCTTTGCGCCAGTTAACCGTCAGCGTGATTTCTTACAAGGTGTATTTAACGACCTAAACCCATACGGAAGAACAATATGATTATTTCTGATACTCAACGAGATTTTAAAATAGCCCCTGCTGGGCTGCATATGGCACGGCTTTATTCTGTAATTGACCTCGGTCACCAAGCTACCGAGTGGGCAGGAGAAACCAAGATCATGCACAAGGTCGTATTGACTTGGGAACTGCACGGGGATGATGATGCAGGGCTGCCGCTAAAAACAGACGATGGTAAGCCATTAATCGTATCTAAGCGATATACGGTTAGTTTAGGCGATCAGGCACGGTTACGCCAAGATTTAGAGGCGTGGTCAAATAAAAAAATGACCGCAGAAGATCGTAAGAACTTTGACCTCAAAGGCTTACTGGGTAAGTTTTGCATGGTTAATATCACGCACTCCGAGGATGGTAAATACGCTAACATTAGCGGCATTAGCCCCGTACCGTCTGCCCTGCGTAACGCCCAGCCTGAAGGCATCAACCCTACTAAAATCTTTTGGATACAAAACTATAAGCAGGAAGAATACGATGCGCTACCTAAGTACTATAAGGAAAAGATAGCGGAGAGTAGCGAGTGGCGGGGTCAACAAGAGCGTGAAAAGAATGTTCCCAAGATAGACAATAATTTAATTGATGATATTCCCTTTTAAGGAGCAATTATGAAAGCATTTCCTATAGCAAACATGGAAGGTGATGAAGAATTTTTAGGTATGGATTTACGGGATTACTTTGCAGCTAAAGCTATGCAAGGGTTTTGTGCAAATATTACCCGTGACCCAAATTTAAATATGGAATTTTTTGCAAAAAAATCTTACATAATGGCTAACCAAATGTTGCGGCTTAGAAAAATTATAGAAGAAGATGATTATGATCGTTAAGGAGAAACTAAGTGAATCAGGTCATTGGTATAAAAAAGATGGTAGTCCAGCCTATACAACTATCGGCAAAACTGGGGAACGGGCAACAACGCTCCGTGACGCACGGAAGCTCGGACTTTTGCCTAGTGTTACGACAATTAACGGAATGCTATCGAAAGCAGGGCTTGATACATGGAAACAGCAACAAGTCCTCTTAGCTGCCCTAACCCTGCCTAGATTGCCTAACGAACCTGAGTCTGATTGGTTAACTAGGGTAATGCAGGATAGTAGGGCTACGGGCAGGGAAGCTGCTGAACGGGGTACTGCAATCCACGCCATTATCCAAACTTGGTTTGAGGGTGTTTATATACCCGAAAAGCCCCCGTACATTAATAAGATTCTAGAAACTTTAGAAAGTGCTTTTGGCAAGCAATTGTGGCTCTCTGAGCAGTCTTTTGCCCATCCGCTAGGGTATGGTGGTAAATGCGATTTAATGGCTAAAACGGGCTTTATAGTCGATTTTAAGACTAAAGATACCGACTTGGATAAGGTAGATGTTTACTTTGAGCATGAGATGCAGTTAGCTGCCTACCGTGAGGGTCTAGGAGTACCAACGGCTAGGTGCGCTATCGTCTTTGTCAATGCCCTGACCGATCAGGTCAAATTGATAGAAATAGAGCAGGATCGGCTTCAAAAGGGCTGGGAATGCTTTGAGCATCTATTACGGGTTTATCAGATTAAAAACGGCATATAATTAAAGTTCCTTCACGGGAACGGGGGAAAGCGGATTTGGCTTCACATATCTAAGCCCGCAAGTACCCCACTTTTTTGTAAGGTTATTATTTATATTGCTTGTTAAGTAATCTTAACTTATACTTGTCTTACTCAATGTTGAGTGAGATAGATAAGGAGATTCAAATGCAAGTATTAGACCTACAAATTACCAAAGTTGACCAATTAGGTATTCTTTTGGCTCAGATTGCTGACTTAGAAGCCCAAGCAGAAGCACTCAAGACCGAACTCAAGCAGGAAGAAGGCCACATCGAGGGCAACTTGTACAAAGCCTGTGTGACCCTATCCCAACGCAAAACAGTAGATAACAAGGCTGTATACGCAGAAGCGAATGTACCTGCTGAGTTAATCGAGAAGCACACCAAAACCACCGCAGTTATTACCCTCAAAGTTACAGCCCGTTAACCAACGCCCCCACGGGGGCATAAGGATATTTATGAAATATTTACTATTACTTACCCCTTTTGCTTTAGTCGCTTGCGGTACTACTAACCTTTTTGAACCACCTAATGTCAGCCTAGAAACTGACAAACAGGCGTTTCATATGAGCCGCCAGCAAGTCATACTAGGTATTACGGAGTGTGAAGAAGCTGGTACACGCCCCGTAGTTATTACCGCCAAGCGCAGGATTAACGGGGTAATGAGTGATGTACCCGTAGAAGTGACTTGCAACCCCCGTTACAAGATATTTCACTAGGAGATAGCCATGCTAAAAAGCGAAAAAGATGCAGAGTTATTTTATGCAGCACAGCGTAAGTTTACTGACCGCCAAAGGATGCTTGATAAGGGCTGGGGTGACCTAGATGCTTATAACCAATTGCGGGAAGCAGAAAAGAAAAAAGAGCGTATTGAGTCTATCCGTATGTTTTTTTGGGGTGGTGTAGCGGCAGCCTTGTTTTGTTTAGTGTTCTTTGGTACTAATTACTTGATGCACGGCTATGCAATATAAGAAGTTTGACCAAGCCCTGCACGATGCCTGTGACCCACCTGCCCGTGATGCCGTGGCTAGGTGGCTCAAGAACCTTTGGTATATAGATGCCTTACCCAACCCTGATAAATACGCTGTAGACCTTGTATTGAGCCTTAAAGGGGATCATATAGGGTATGCGGAAGTAGAGGTCAGGGATTGGGAATTTTGCCCGTTTAATACGATCCACATAGCCCACAGAAAAGATAAGCTGTTTAACCACCCTAGAACGACTATGTATGTGGTTAATCGCCCCTTGACCCACGCCTACTGGATTAGGGCCAACAAGATCAAAGATTGCCCGTTAATAGAAGTACCTAACACCGCAGTAGCCCGTGATGAATACTTTTACGATGTTCCTAAAGACTTGTGGAAGGTCGTAGACTTAACCGACCTGTTTTAATACGGTCTAGTACCCGTTTTATCTATTATCAAAACTTGCCTGCGAGGACTATCCCCAGCAGTACTAGGCACAGAAATATGTGTCCAGCGGTCAAATTCTCGAATAAGTTGGTCATAGCCTATCCCCGATCCAATAACAGCCTTAACGACTTCATCGGGGGTCATGCTTGGTACTCGTATGTCTGCTGCACAACCAATCCGATGCTGGCTAGTGTCCTTTGATCCTACAGCGTCATTGACTTCTTTGCAACGAAAAGCTGAGTTGACCATGACAGGCTTGCCACCTATAGCCGTTTTAACTTCCTCTAAAAACCCAGCGAGGCGCACAAGGTTAGCCATTTCTGAAGCGTTAGGCGTGTTGTCAAACTGTCGGTGATCCGTGTGGGTCAGTTCGTCTAGGGTAAAGTTAGGACTTAGGTTCATTCTTAGCCTTCATATCCATAATCTTTTCAAGGGTGCGACCACCAAAGTACGCACTCATTATTAACATACCCCATTGACCTAACAGGTTTACATACGATTCTTTAGCATCGTAGCCAAAGGCAGACATCATGGCAAATAAAAAATATCCTGCAAAAATAGCTACTAAAGACATGGGGCGTATATTTTTAGATAACCAAGAGTCACTACCAAGATCAGCTTTCCAGCGGTCAGATATATTGTTTTGCTCGTTCATGTCAGCGTTTAACTCAGCTAACCTGCCTTCTTGTTGCATTTTTAATAGTTCAGCTTGGGCCTTGGCTTTGGCTTCAGGGTCAGGAATAAACTTGTCTAAAACCTTCATCCCAACATCGACTAATGCCATTAACGGAATCATTTTTTACTCCTTGATAACATAGTTGCAGCAATAAAAAGCATTGCCTTTGCTTGTTCTAATTCGGCTGGGGGGTTATCCCAACCAACAGTAATCTGACCTATAAACCTACTGGGGTCAGGCGGTACGCTAATTCTACAACCAAAAGTCATCCCTTTTTCTATATACCAAAGACCAATTTCTGATTGTGCCGCCTTGTAGCTACCGCAAGGAATATCACCAGCCATTAAAGCTACTACATCTTGGTTATTTGATTGATTAGAAGTAAACAACCCTACATCCAAACCATCATTGGTTTTATCCCGACCCGTCTTTGTATAGGCTCGATACTGTATGCGAGTGCCAAACAAAGGGTTAACTTTAAATATCGTTACTACAGTTGCGTCAGTTGTTTTAAATAAGTGAGCCGCTACATCGTCAACCCTATCTTCGGCAATACTGGGTAATTTTTGGCTTTCCTTATAAGTGCCAACAATTAACTCTTTATTCTCGTAAAACGCCCAAGCACCAAAAACTAAAATTGCCATCAAAATAACTGCAAATAGTTTAAATGGGGAGTCTACATACGCCAATATTTTAGATAAAACATCGTCTGAATTGTTTAATGGCATATTTATTTCCATCTACCCCATGTACATTCGTAAGCTACCCAAGTTGCAAACATATAACATAGTGCCATAACGCTTTTCATAACACGCCTGTCGCTTTGTTCTAAATACTTATCTTGGCGTTCTTCCCATTGCTTCCTAGCCTTAATTCCCTGTATTTCATCCCAAGCGTGACTGCCGTATTTCTTAGTTATTTCGTACTTTATCTTTTCTTCAGACTCTTTGGCTAACATCCGCCTTTGAAACTCGTCTACTGCATCAATAATGGTGGTGGTATCGGGATTTACTTCCCTTGACTTCTTTCTTGATGCTGCTCTTTCTTTTGCCGCCTTATCCGCTACCGCCAGTACACCATCTATTGCTTTGCTAAGTTCTTCTGATGCCTTTACAGCCTCATTAAGAGTCTTGGTAACCTTTTTAGTACCATCAATAATTCCGAATGGGTCTGACACATCATTTACTTATTGGAAAGCCAATGTGCAATAAAACCCACGATGGTACTAGCTGAAGATACAATGCCCAAGCCAAGCCACAAAGCACCCCTAGAACGGTTAGCCATTGCGACAAGAGATTCAATACTGGCTTCAAGTTTGTCAATTTTGTCTGACATTTCCTGAAATTTGGTTTCATAATTTTCCACCTTTTGCCATAAAGCACCGTAGCGAATCAAATCTATACCGTTATCCATCATTATTCACTTAAAGGTTAAGGCAAACCCATTTCCTTGCGGATTTTGGTTGCTGAAATATTGTGCGTTGCATCATCAAAGGTTTCCTGCTCAATCTTGTAACCTACATCACGCCCGTAGGTAATGTTTGTAATATTAGGAACGACCTGTATCTCATACTGCCCTTGAAATAGGGGGTCTAAGTCCCTCTTAATATTAGATTTTACTTGTTCTATTGCAAATGGGTTACTACCTTGCCAGCCTTGACAATCACGAATCTGTATGACTACTTGACCTGTTTTGGCAATGGCTCTCTCAAATAAGGCTCTGTGTCCTTCATGCCAAGGCTGCCATCTGCCTAGCATCTGTACTGTTTCTTTCTGCCAATCAAATGTAGGTCTGCGTCTGTTCTCAATAATATGATTACCAATAAACTCAGCCCACTTCTCGCAGTTTTGCTCGGTTACTCTAAAGTCGTAGACTTCGGGCGGGATAAAGGCTTTGTTGGTATCTTCGTATTGGCTTTTAGCAATCGTATCAACCCAAATAGTCCAGTCGGCTTTAAAGTTATTACGCATCTCTACGAGGGGTGCTACAAAGTCGCAGATAACATAATCACCGCCAGCTTCTAGGGCAAATTGGGCCATACGCAAAGACTGACGAATACGACCTTCTTTGGAGAAGTCCCAATCGTTGTACTTCTTACGCACTTCGTCTGCATTAAACCAACTAACCTGTGCATTAAAACCTGTAATAGGAAGCATCTCAGCACTACCAAGATTAGCTGTACCGTTTGTTTCTAAATACTTCTTTAGGGCTTGGGCTAGATAAGTCTTACCTGAGCTTGGCAAACCCATAATGAGTATTTTTTTCATAGGAGAGCATCCAATTCATCGTGAGTTGTGCAGGCATCAATAGCAGCTTGTTTTGGTGCAACAGCGTCTTTAGCGGCTTGTAAGGCTACAGGGTCATAAGTAGATGGGTCTTGGGCTTGCTGTCTAAATAGCATATTAAAAGCCATTTGAGCCTGTTGTTTCATCTGTTCTTTGCGGTCAGCAACAGTTACATCTGCAACACCATAAACGATTTCTACAGGGTCTTTTGTCAAATCAAAGGTGTGTCCTGTGTAATATTGGCGATGTGGTGTAATAGTAGGTCTTACTTCAATAGCACTTTTCCAACCTGCTCTGCCATCAGGCGGGGTATCCCAGCAATCTTTGACCTCACCGTTTTCAATACGAACATATAAACTCATTTTACTCTCCTGATTTTTTCAGTAAATTCACTAGTTACTTTAGCCAATGGGGCATCCCAATCACCAAATTTCTCTTGCCTAAACAGCCTGACATTACGATACCAAATGCTTGTATCTTTGCCATCAGCCCATAAATAATAAGGCAATACAGGGCTAATAATCCAAGTTTCTTTACCCATTGCTGCGGCTAAATGTGCGACTGAGGTACAAGAACTAATGACTTTATCCACGCTTTCAATGACTGCCTTGGTATGCAACCAAGTATCTAAGCAAGGCTTTTGCACATGGTCAGGGATGTTATCTATTCCAACATCCCGTTGCAGACTAATTAATTCTGCTGGTATTGTAAACAAAGGTGTTGGGTCAAATACCCTATTTTGTTCATGTTCAAACTTTGGATTACCTTGCCACCGCAGGCCAATCTTGCCGTTAGGTTTGATGGTTTTGCAAGGGATATAGGGTGCATTATTGACTGTCAAAAAGCTAAGATAACCTGACATTCCTAAGACATGGTAGTCATGGTAAACACCACCAGCAGCCCTAGATTCAACTACCGCAGATACCCCATCTACCAACATCATTAAGCCAGCTAACTCAGGCATACAAGAAACCACACAGACACCGCCACGACTGACAATCTCTCTTGCCCACCTAGCGGAGTGTATTTGGTCACCTCGACCACCTTCTAATACCAGTAAAACAACTTCACCATTTAAAGGTCTGCCATCATATCTTGGCATTGACGATGGGTTTGGATTACCAAAAACATCTTCGTTGCGACCCCTATCTAGCAGTTCAAAGCCTTCTTTTAGGTTGCCATGTTTTAGTGCATACCAGCCACGATTAAATGCTGCTCTATCGTCATTTGGTCTTGTTTCTAATAGGATTCTGCACATTGCTTCAGAAGTTTCAAACTCGCCACGCATGGCAGCTTCTACTTGAAAGTCTAATACATCTTTTTTAGGCTCTGTTTCGCCTTTCCAGAACTTAGGGGCATTGAACCTGTATTCAAACTCACCTAATACTTCTTTAGGGGATGTGCCTGTGTTTTTTAGTTCAGGCTTAATGTCGTGCAAACCAGCAATACCCCAAGCGTTTTCGTCATCCTCGGCTACTGACTTACCATCAATATTATTAAAGTCATGGGCAAAAGGCTGTAGATTCCAAAAAGCTTCTATCTTAGTAATAACCGCTTGTGGATTAGACATTAACTCATCATATTCAACAAACAGGATGTTTTCAGGATGTTCGGTGTAGCCTTCATGTAGGGTAGCGTAAGAACCTTTTAAATGTCCAATTAATTGCCCATTACAAAACTCGGCAAGGTTTTCAGGTTTAGCAATCTTGGCAAAAGAAGCGGCACAAGTAGCCACATCTCTAACAGTCGCTACGATTCGCATTGGTGAGCCTAAAACTTCACCCATAGTCTTTTGAATCTGCGGTGCTACCCAGCCCCTAGACTTGTCAACGGTAATTTTGCCATCTTCACGCACAGGAATTAGTTTCCTAAGTGTTTCGTAAAGATGCTCGTTAGTTTGTTTTTGACCTTTGGTTGATGGATTGTTTTCCCATGCTTGAACCACAGCACCAAATATATCAATAAGCCCTGAAGTTGGAGTTACATGGATGTCGTTTCTCTGATTTAGCAACGCAGCTAAAACAGTAGAGCCAGAACGGGGGAGTCCTGATAAAAAATACATCATGTTGTTGTGCAAAAACTAGAATATTCGCCAGCAGCAGGTGTTACCCAATTTGTTAATATGCCTATTTGAACAGGCGAAGAATAGCTTGTTGTATTACCCAATCCTAATCTTCCATTAGCGTTATTTCCCCAAGCCCACAAAGTTCCGTCTGTTTTAGTAGCTATCATAAAATTTGAACCGCCAGCTACTTTTGCCCAGTTTGTTAACGCACCAACTTGTACAGGAGATGAATAATTAGTTGTATTTCCTAAACCTAATTGACCGCTACTATTTAATCCCCATGTCCACAAAGTACCATTTGTTCTAATACAAGCACTAAAATATTTGACCCTACCGCCAACTATAGGTGTTGCCCAAACAGTTGAACCAATTTGAATTGGCGAACCACTATATGTTGTAGTACCATTTCCTAATTGCCCAGAAGCATTTTGACCCATTACCCATAAAGTATTGTCTGTCTTAACATTAAGGGAATGGTCATAAAATACTTGTGATTTTGACCAATTAGTTAAAGAACCAATTTGAGATGGAGATGAGTAATTTTTTTCATTTACTGCTCTACCATAA